ATAACTATAATTCAGTTTACTTATAAAAAATAATACATGGGTAGGAACAAGAAGTCCTACCCATGTAAACTCCAATTATCTATACGCCATGTTTATGGTATAGACGCATCCGCCATGCTGGAATCATGTGGACGATTGGAGTATCTTTTTCTGGCATCCGTTCACCAGACTCAGTACCAACTGGTATGGTTTCGGATGCTAGTCTTCTAGCTTCGAGCTCAGGAATCTGAGAACATAAAGATAGAAGAAAATCTCTGCTCATAGGGATTCACCTCCTTATAGCAAGTAGACTTATGTCTACAAGTGTATGGGTAAATTTAGATACAGCTACTTGAGACTAGCTGTATCTACCATACACGTTTATAATATGCAATTGTAAAACATTTTACTCTACATAAAGATATCCCCATATAGGCATTGCCTATATGGGGTATATTATTTTTTTTAATTCTTACATGGTAGGAAACAAGAAAGTATATAATACCTTAAATTATGTAAGGAGGAAGCACTATGAGTGATGATTTGATTTCTGTGGTATCAGATAAGATGGGTACAGCTAGTAGTACAAGTATTTATGACGTATTATACCCAACAGGGTTCTTTAATGTAGACTATTTAAATGGTTATAAGATTAATGGTTACCATACTGATGGTTCTAAATTCTCTTATGATGCATTTGGTATTGTAGATGGCTCTTTCAATTTAGTTGTAGGACGTACTGGTTCTGGTAAAACTACAGCTGCCATCCAATGGGGTGCTAATATCATTCGTCGTTTCGAAAATGCAAGAATGTTTATTGCATCTATCGAAGGCGGTATTACTATTAACCGTCTTGAGTCTTTAACTGGTTGGTTTGGGGATGAATTATTTAAACGTGTAAGTATTCGTAATAGTGGTCTTAACGTAGAAAGCATCTACAAAGAAATCTTATCTATCTATGATGCTAAGATGGCTAATAAAGATGAATACTTATATGATACAGGTCATGTAGATTCTCGTGGTTTACCTATCATTAAGATGGTTCCAACTGTATATGTGATTGACTCTGTAGCTAATATGGTTCCAGAACGTGTAGCTAATCGTGGTGAGATGGGTGGTCAAATGGATGCAACTGCTATTGCTAAAGCTAATACACAGTTCATTAAGTTGACTATGCAATTACTTAAGACTGCTAATATCATTGTATTAGCAATCAATCATATCAATAAACGTGTAGAGACTGGTTTCATGCCAACTAAGAATGATATCCCATATCTTAAACAAGATGAAACATTGCCAGGTGGTAAAGCTATTAACTACGATGCTAATAATATCTTCAAATTGGACGATAAGAAGATTAAAGAAGAATCTTTTGGATTCAATGGTAAAGAAATCGTAGTTCAAATGATTAAGTCTCGTACTAATAAAGCAAATATGACTACACCATTATTGCTTAACTTTGATATTGGATTTGACCCTTATCATTCTTTATTATTACTTCTTAAAGATGCTGGTCGTGTTAAAGCCAAAGGGGCTTATATGCAATTAGATGACTATGCTGATATGAAGTTCACTAATAAAAAGTTTACAGAAATACTATTCAGTAACAAAGAATTCCAAAAAGTATTCTTTGATGCAGCTAAAGAAGAATGCCGTAAACTATTAACTCCGACTAAAACATTGACTGAGTCTGTAGATAATACATTATCTAATGATGTGATGGCATTGTTTAGAGCAATGGACCAAGTAGAAGAGTAATTGTATATTATAGTTTTGAGCCAGAAGATTCCAGTAATCTTCTGGTGCAATTCTATGCTTGTTACATAATGGAAAGGGGTAAGTACATTGGCAACTAGCGTAAATATTGTAGACGAAATTAAGAAATATGAAAGGAGATTGCAATTCCCAGAAGAGGCATTAGGTAAAGAACTGGCCGAACCTATTCCGACTGCAGTATCTGGGTCTCGAAAATTATTGTATTCAACACAGGCCGACCAAGTCATGTCTTTGAACACACCAGAAGTGCCGTTCTTACAGACAGGCTATGAGAATGAGTTTGGACACAAGTCCACATCATTCAAACAATACCATGGTGATGATTTAGTTATCTTAGATAAAGTTGACAAGTTCAACTGGATACCCAATCATCACTATTTCCTACTGACATACAATGCAGATAAGAATATCATTGATGTCGTAGAACGATGCTCATACTTACACATTACTGAAAGCTATGGGTATGATCAAAATACTAAATACTTAGACTCTCTAGGTATTGGTAGTAAAATCCGTACAGGTGATATCTATCTCAAATCCAAAGGGTTTGATGAGTATAATAACCGTATGGATGGTGTAAACTTATTAGTTACTTATGCCGCTATCTCTGATACTACAGAAGATGCTATTGTATTATCCGAAAGCTGTGCTAAGAGACTAAGTTCTCCATTGTATCATAAAGTCCAAATCATGGTCAATGAGAATGATATCATGCTTAATCTATATGGTAATGAGACCATCTATAAGGTTATGCCTGATATCGGAGAAGAAGTATCTAATAGTCTTCTATTAGCTACAAGACGTGAGAATAAACAAGAATCCTTGTTCTCTCAAGTATATTCCAGACTTATGGATATTAATATGAATGACAATAAGATTACTGCCACTGGTACTGTAGTCGATGTAAATGTCATTACAAATAATCCAGAAATGATGGAAGCATCTAACTATACTACACAGCTTAGAACTTATTGGAAAGAATCTATTAGATTCTCCCAAGAGCTTGTGGATAAGGTGGATATGTACAAAGATCGTTACCCTAGAGCTAAGATTGGGTACGAATTACAAGTACTATATTCCAGAGCAAAGAGCTTATTAGATGGGGAGAAGTTCTCTCTTGATGGTAAGAAAGCTTTCTCTAATATCTTCCTTGAAGTTGTAGTACGTGAGAATAATGAACTACATATCGGGGATAAGATTACTAATCGTTATGGTGGTAAAGGTGTTATTAGCCGTATACTTCCTGACGAAGAAATGTTTGAGACTATTGATGGGCGTAGAGTAGAAATGATCTATAACCAAGGTACTTCTACTAACCGTCTTAATCCTGCTCAAATATTTGAAACTGAAATAAATGCAGCATCATCTAAGCTATTGAGATACTTACCTATGGAAACACCATATGAAGTAAATCATTCATTAGAACGTATTGCTACATTTATGAGTATCTTTACTCTAATGCAAGCTAACGCATTCAGGGAATATGTATATGCCTTGAATGATGATAGTAAGTTAGAGTTGCTTAAGTCTATGAAGAACGATGGATGTATCATCTTATCAGTATCTCCAATACAAGAAAATATTGACCTAGATAAACTAGTAGCGATGTATGAAATGTTCCCTGAATGTGAGATTGACTACGCTTACTGTCAATTACTTGATAGTAACGGTAATCCACGTAAAGTAAGAACACAACGTCCTTTACTAGTTGGTCACCAATACATTGTAAGACTTAAACAGTATGCAGAAGATAAGTTCTCTGTAACTTCATTATCTGCTACAAACTCTAGAAATGAGAATAGCCGTAATAAGAACCCAGGTGAGGGTGGACATAGATTTCCTAATACTCCAGTGCGTTGGGGTGTAATGGAAACATCCGCTATGCAACACATCGGTTCTTGGTTTAATGCTATTATGCTTCTAGTATATAGTACGTCTCCACATGCAAGACGTAAAGCTAAGAATCTATTAACAGATTCTCCATTCAATATTGACGTTAAAGTCGATAGTGAATCTAAATCTAGATCTGTAGAAGTACTTAATGTATATCTACGGACTATAGGCTTAAGGATTAAGTTTGATAAGTATAAGAAGGTTATTAAGAGTATCTTTGCATTCCCTTCAACTACCCCAAACATGTTTATCAAAGTTCCTGACGCTGATCGTAAACCTACAGTTGAAATGGTGAAAGATAAAGATGGAGTTCAGGTTCCACAAATCATATTTAAAGGTGAAGACCCTAAACCATCCATGTTTATCAATCCACCTAAAGAGGAAGAACCTCAGAAGGAGTAAGCTATGTCTGATTTAAGACAAGTTTATATGGATATACTAGGGGGAGACTTTGAGTCTTCCCTTGATCCACAGAATGTATATCTTATGAATCATATAGCAACTATTGCTCTTCAGGATGAAAATAATGTACGTCTTGAGGATGTAGAGTTGGTATTACGTATAAGTAATGCATTATATAATGGTACTGATATTGAAGTACTTCCACTTGAAGATGGTGTATATGATCTCTTGTTAGAAATGTATAAGAGATACAATCCTAACTTCCAAGTCGGTGGTGCTAATATCGGTGTACATAATGTACGTAAAGACAAAGATGACTATTCTGAATATCCTAGCATGTTTATTCCTGTGCCTATTGGTATGGAGAATACATATGGTGGTGATATCTTAGCCTATGGTAACACATTCAATTTTAATAACCCATTACCATGGAACAATGGCCATGTATCTGATAGACAAAGAGACACTGCTCATAAGTACCCTGAACTTGTTGGTACTCTTGATAAGTGTAAGTTTGTCTTAGATAATAAAGCATTACTTGCTGGTGTAGCTACAGATCCTAATGTAAAGATCTTCGAAAGAGATTTCATTGGATTACATTTCCGTATGGGTGTAAATAGCCCTACAGATATTTTGAATATGGTTATGGAACTTAAGTATGATGGTATATCCATCGAAGCCGAAGTGTCTAACCATGTGGTATCTGCCAGAACTCGTGGTGATCTAGATAATGATAGAGCCACGGATCTTACTAGTGTATTGTATGGGTATAGATTCCCAAACAATATTCCAGACAACGAAATCTTTGGTATGAAGTTTGAAGCTATCATCACTAAGTATGATATGGAAAGACTTAAAGCAAAGACTGGTAAATCTTATACCAATATGAGGACTGCTATATCTGGTCTTCTAGGTTTAGCTAATGCTAGAGAATACTTAGAGTATATTACACTAGTCCCATTAGGTACATCATTACATTTTGATACTAGAGAAGAAGAGCTTATCTTCATGAATAGATACTTTGCAACTAAAGTATCTAATGCTTATAAAGCATTCTCTGGTAGATATGACCATGTATTGTATATGGTAGACAAATTCGTTCAAGATGCTGATATGATGAGACCATATATGACTTTCGCTTATGATGGTATTGTAGTATCTTATAATGATATAGCACATAAGCAAGCATTAGGTCGAGTGAATCATGTCAATAAGTATAGCATGGCTATTAAGTTTAATGCTATGAAGAGAGTAACCAGATTCCGTGGTTATACTTATACTGTCGGTTCTAATGGTACTATCACACCAATGATAGTATTTGACCCAGTAGAGTTTAATGGAACTGTACACTATAAAGCTAGTGGACACTCTTATGAACGATATAAGAAACTCAGTCTTAGATATAATGATGAGATTGAAGTTGCTTATGTAAATGATGTAATGCCATACGTAAGTAAATTATACAATACTAATAACGATAAGAATGAGAAACTATATCCAATAGAACCATTCATCGATTATTGTCCGGCATGTGGTAGTCAGCTAGTAGAATCTATGTCAGGTAAGACTGTATCTTGTGAGAATCCAACTTGTCCAGGTATACATCAAGCTAAGATGGTTAATATGATGGATAGATTAGATTTCAAGAACTTTGGTCATGCTGCTATAGAGAAACTAGAAATCAAATCTCTTAGAGATTTATTTGAGAACGTCGATGAAACTAGATTATTCAATGCTGGTTTCAGAGAACGTGGTATAGCTAAGTTTTTAGACCAGCTAAACGAAATCAAATCCAGAGATAACCTAGACTTCGTAATCGTCGGGTCTTTAGGGTTTACTGATATTGGATTTGGTACATGGTCCGCTATCTTCAAGGAAATCCCATTAGATTGTATTATTAAATTATCTGATGCTGAATTGACTGATAGATTATTGGCTATTCCAGGTGTAGGTCAACGTACAGTAGAAACTATACTCAAAGAGCGTGTAGTATTTGCTGATGATTTGCTCTATATCTATACTAAAGTACCTAACTTAAAACATAGCATCAATGCTAAACCAGCTAAACGTATATGCTTTACTGGTGTTAGATATGCTAATGTAGAAGCAGCTTTAATGGCAAATGGAGATCTGCCAAGTGAATCTGTAACAAAGGCTACTGATTATCTTGTAGTGCCTTATAAAGATTTCACATCTTCTAAAACCGCTAAGGCTGATAAGTATGGTATTCCAATTGTTACTGTTGAGGAGTTAATAGCTCAACTAGGGTTAGATGTAAAAATTTAACCCTAGTGAAACAAATCTATAAGTATATATTATAAATGGGATAGTGGATTTGCTATCTCGTTTCTTTTGGTTATTATAGGAGGATATTATTATGATTAAGAACCTTACAGAAACAACAATTTTCCAAACTTGGAACTCTCGCTTAGTTGATGAAGTAGGCTTTGATGTTCCATTAGCAAGCTTTAAAGAGCTATTCCGTCCAATCGTATTCTCTTTGGCAAACTTCTTGTCCAAAGTAGGTGGTGCGGACATTACTACATCTGCAGTTACAATTAGTAATACAGATGGTGTATTCTTGTGTGCATTGTTAGTTAACCGTACAGTGGATCAAGAAAACAAAACATCCTTTGATGTATCTTTCACTACTGATAAGGAATTTGTAAATAACAGCGAATTGTGCCAATACACTATCGCTGCTTCTGAACGTGAACTTCAAGAATTTGTAAACAAATTCATCATGGCAGAAGTTAAAAACCGTTTCCAAGCACCTGAGTTATTGTACGATTTCTTGCGTGTATTATTCAGCACTATCTTGAACTATACAAATAGCTTGACTCGTGATGAAATCACTGAAGAAGGTCTTGAAATCGATATCGAAGATACTATTACTATTGCGGTATCTTTAGATGAAGAAAGTAATCGTGTAGTTGCTATTGAACCTGGTACTGCATTGAAAACTTACGTTAAAGATGACAAATTCAACGAAGCAGAATAAGCTTTAGATTATACAATTTATGGATCTAGGGGTTATTCCCCTAGGTCCTTGTATAATTTTTATAAAGCGGGGTTGAAGTATAATGAAACGTGCAATATGCGAAGGGAAAATGATTAGCCTGTATGATATTAATACAGACTATAACGATTATTACATGAACGATACATCTTTCATGGGATATATTGATGAGGAAACTGGGATGGTATATCCTAGCACAACTCAATCATATTTAAGTAAGAACCCGGGTAAAGCTGGTTTCTATAAACATGGACCATTCCTTAAGTTTGTCGAACCTTCGGGAGAAGAGAAAGACAATTTTACTTTTGAGAAGATGGAACACGTTAACTGGGATGATACTTCTAGTATTAGTGACGTTGTAGCTAAATCTAAAGAGGCATTCTCTTTAGATAATAGACTGCTTAGCAATGTTACTCCAGATAATATCTTTGCACCACCTATCCATGCAGATGATTCTCCTGAGATGGTTGGTATGAAGACAGCTATTGCAAAGAAAAAGATTGACCTAGATTTGTACGGATATCGTTTTGGTGAGAACTTCAATAACGATAAACGTATATTTGATAAGCAATCTATGACTCTAAATAAGTTAGTTACAATCTGTGATAAGACAGATATTGATGCTTATCTTGTACTCAAAGATAAAGAGGGAGATATCCCTAATCCTATGGGTGAAGAGATAATTGTTAAACTAACAAATGGAACGGAAGAGGAGGGTGACAATGAGTAGTTGGCAAAGCAAATTCATTGCCGATTATAACGATAAGAATCGTCCTAAGTTCAATGACGTATTCTTCTCTAAATCCGACGATGCTATTATCGAAGACCTAAAAGCTATGCTTATATCCTGTCAACGGGATAAGTACTTTACAGTTAAGATTTTAGGCTTTGATGTTATAGAAGACTATGATGAAGTAAATAGACTTCTCATAGAAAATAATGACAACCTCACAGTACCTATTAAAGATAGTTATCTTAAGGTGCTTAAGGTTACTTACTATATTGAAGTCAATGGGTATAGTGATACCTTTGATACATATATAGCAGTACCTAGAGTATTCGAGGGTGCTTATATTATCTTAAATGGTAATACATATTTCCCATCTTTCCAATTGGTAGATGGTAGTACTTACAATAATACTCTAGCTAAATCATCTAAAGTACAAAAGATTACTCTTAAGACAATCTTTGGTGCTTTACGTATGATTCGTAACTTCTACGACTATCAGACTACAGATGGTACTGTATTAAACGGTGCAGTATATTCTATTATGTCTAATAGTGCATCCTATAAGGGTAAGAAGAACGCAGTAGATAGAAAAGTGCCAGCATTTAAATACTTATTTGCCAAGTATGGTTTCTATGATACTTTAAGTTTATTTGGTTTCGATAATACTATCTTCATTTCGAAAGAACCTTTCGAAGAAGAAGAGAACTTTTATACATTCAAATGTCAAGCTACGACTAGTCGTATAGGTTATGTCAAAGTAGCTAAATTGTTATTTGATAATGATCGTGTATTCCAATCTGTAGTTATAACTATCTTGGATAATCTTCGTGGATTAAAACCAGGTTACACTGCAGAATCTCTATTTAGTACAGAATACTGGATCAATTCTCTCGGTGCACATTTTGTTAAGAATAATATGGAATATGAGAAAGGGCTATCTGCTCTATATTCCTTAGAAGATCAATATGATATAGTGACCAAGAAGAATATCAGATTACCATTCGAATATAAATCGAATATCTATATGATCTTAAGATGGATGATGGTAGAATTTTCCAATATTCGTCTTAAAGATAATACAGACGTAACGAATAAACGAATCAGATGGTCTGAATGGATAGCTTCATTGTATGTAATGAAGCTAAACACTGGTATGTATCGTTTACATGATATAGCTAGACGTTTCAAATCTGAAACGGTAATCAGACGATTTAAACAATCAATCAATTTGAAACCGATGCATCTAATCTCTGAACTACAGAAGAGCGGTATCAAAGGTTTCCGTAATATGGTTAATGAACGTGATGCTATATTACAGTTAAAGTGGACTTTCAAAGGACCTACAGGTCCTGGTGAAACATCCAATAAGAATCTCGAGGGTAGACTTAAACGTATTTCTCCATCACACTTAGGTATCTTGGACTTTAATACTTCATCACCAACTGAACCTGGTACTAGTGGTATTATGTGTCCATTAAATCAAAGTGTATTTAGCGGGTATACGTTTACTAGTGATAGTGAACCTAATAGTTGGGATGCATCTTTTGCTGAGCTTAAGCAAAGTTATAGAGATGCTGTGGGTGTTAAGTCCGCATTTGAATTAGCCGAAGATATCGGGGCTGTTCTCGAGGGAGCAGATGACGGTAAGAATCGTGCTATTTATGAAATGTATCAAATGGGTAAATCCATTGACCTAGCTAAACAGACAAACTATCAACCTGGAGATCTTATAGTCGAAGATTAATAGGGAGAGTGTTTAACTAATGGCAGTGAAAGACATTTATCATCGCGTGTTCATTATGTCTCGCCAACAAATGGAAGAGCTTAAAGAACGCAATAACCAACTAGGTTTAAAAACAGAATTCGGTAAAGTAATTGTAAATGGGGTAGAACGCACATATTCTGATATCATTCTTGATATGAAAGATTGTCGTTATTCTGATGCAGTTAAAGTTATCGAAGGCGATATTCGTGCTATTAAGCACACTGAAGTTGTTTAACTAATATGGTATATAGTATGGGTCTAATGACTCATACTATATACATTTTTATCAAGGAGGAATTAAGATGCATATTCCAGCTTCACTAGACATCACATATTTAGCAGATGATCTTAAACAGCATATCTTTAAGGCTGAAGAACGATACAATCTTCTTCCTAACTGCGATTTCTATGGCGATAAAGCTAGATGCCTAGCGTCCCAAATTAATAAACGTTTTATGGTTGATGATAATAAGACTGAATATAATGACTTGCGTCTTATTATTCATCGCTACGAATCAAACAAATTGATTGGTTATGTATACTTAGATACTGATAGTGATATCGATCTATCTGAGTTCATTTCTGTAGTCCGTACCGCTATTGATGGTGAAGACTACGTTTATAATGAAATTATGCTAATCAATATCAAAGCATTAAAAAATGCAATGGTAACTAAGAACTATGATGCAATGATTAGTTTATTCCATGAAATTATCAAATATATTTATAAGACTGCTACGCCTGATGCTAATCAGGATGCTATTACTGCAGTAACTTTATATATTGATTTCATGTACAATCATGTATTTAGCGGTATAGTAATGCCGAATACTTATGCTAATGAAGTATATCGTACTTTATTACATACAAACTATTGTAACTATGGTCCAGCTATCGATGCAGTAGAAGCTTTATCTGATAGTATCGGTAGTGTATACTTCTTACCATTGATGGGTGAAATCTTATTAGAGCAAGCACAAAAACCTTACTATACTGAAGAGATTGCTAAGGGTATGGTAAATCGTACATTTACTGATGAGCGATTTGAATTGGCTGTGCCTATGCTTATCAAGGAATACTTACAGAAAACTGCTGATAGTGATTTAGTAAGAATGACTTTGGCACATGCTCCATCGTTAATTTCTTATCTAGTGGATCCTGACAATAAAGAAGACTTTGATAAAATCGTTGCTTATATTAAAGAAAAAGCCGAAGCATATATTAAAGATCATCCAGAATTAGCAGACTTCAAAGGATTCGAAAATAATGATAAAGCGTCTTATAAACCAACTGGTAATTTCATTGTGCCTGGTCAAAAGCTAAATGAAAAAGCTATCTTAGATGCTAAAAAAGAATTCATTAAGAATCGTAATAAGAAGAACTAATATGGCTAAGTCAATGTTTATTCAGGCACATGAATGTCCTGAATGTAGAAATGAATCATTATATCTTATATCCCTTAAGGGTGAACGTACTCCATACTTGAGTATCCTCAATAAACATGATGATCCTCATAAATGGATTATGGATTATAAGCACGATTTCAAATTCAAATGCACTAAGTGTGGCAAAGAATATGAAATCGATTGGAGATATGATGTACCAGTTCCAATAGACTGGTCTACACAGGCTATGCCTAAAGCTCTAGATGAGCTTATTCGTGGATAAAAACAAAATATACAGTATGGGACACTGTTCCCATACTGTATATTAATTTTTAGTAGTATTTAAACAGACCTCTAATAAGGAGGGTATACTATGCGTATTACATATATAAGATTAGAGAATTATATAGGTATCTATAATGGTCGTGGTGATGAAGTATTAGAGATAGATTTATCTCAAAATGTGAATCCTATCGTGATTATACGTGGTACCAATGGTAGTGGTAAGAGTACATTGCTTAAATCGCTTACACCAATTAATGACGACTCTAATGCTATTGTTCCAGGGGTAACTGGGAGAAAGGTTATACGATATTTACACAATGGTATAACTTATGAGATAGAATATGTGCACCCTATAGACAAAGAGGGTAAACGTAAACAGACTAGGGGACAAGTCTATAAATATGGGCCTAATGGTAAAGAAGAATTGAATCCAACTTGGAATGTAAGTTCTGCTAAGGATATCATTTACTCTTTATTTAACTTAGACTCTAACTTCTTGGCATTAAGTCAACTATCTTCAGAAGATAGAGGGTTAGCTGATAAGAGACCAGCTGAACGTAAGTCATTTGTGTCTTCAATTATTAGTGGTATTGAAGCATACAATGCTATGTATAAGATTATATCCAAGAAGCATTCTATGTATAAGAGTCTAATACAATCTTTAACAGCTAAGATTAACCGTATTGGTAACAAGGAGGATTTAGATCTTAGATATAATACAATAACTAAACAAGTTAGCCAAGCTATATCTGATAGAGATGCATCTATTCAACGTATAGCTATGCTTAGAGCTAAGCTTGATGAAAACAATGCAGAGAAACTATTAGAAGAGTATACTAAGATTAGAGATAAGTACGAACTTAATAAGAAAGATCGTGTCTTATTTACTAATAGCCTATCCCAATACTATAAAGATAGAACTTCTAATATCTATACTGTAGAAGAACGTGCTAAGTTCATTAGAGACGAAGAGATGGAACTATCTGAGAATAAGGCTAAGTTACCACAATGGGAAGAGTCTTATAAGACAGCATCTAATGAATACTCTTCTTGTGAACTTAAGATAGCAGATATCAATACCGAAATCAATAAGAAGAAATCTAGATTAGAGACTTTTATTGATGCAGATTTCTCTGAAGAAGAACTAGGCAGATATAATGAAGCTGTAGACAATCTTAAAGCTATAGAGAGCGATATATCTAAGCTAGACTATAGTATAGACAATAAATCTGAGTATGATAGACTTAAAGAGCTATTTGATATGATGAATAACTTCTCTTATGCTATTATGGATAGATATGAGTTTATCACTAGAGAAGATGTAGATACATTGGTAACTAGAAACTCATCTTTCTATGAGAGTACATTAGCTACTATAACTAAAGAGATTGAAGCATGTACTAAAGCACGTATATCTACAGAAGCAGATATGGGGTTCTATGAGTCTTTAGTAGAGAAAACTAAGAATCTTGAGCTTAAACCTAAAGATTGTAAGTTTACTGACTGTGTATTCATAGTAGAAGCTATCGAAGCTGAGAGGAAGAAACCTAAAGATGCTTTAGTTAAGCTATCAGATAAACTCAAGAAACTAGAAGATGAACTAAAAGAGCTTAATAATAACTTACATCTTACAAATGAAGCTAAATCATTCATGGATAAGCTAGAAGCTTTACAAGTTGTCTTTGAAAGCAATAAGTCTTATCTATCTAAGGTAGGTGCTGATGGTATTTGGAAAGGTTTCATCGAATCCATTACTAATAATACTACAGCTAAGTTCTTAGAAGAGTATATCTATAGAGCTACAAACTCATATAACTTACTTGAAGCTAAAGAGTCAGTGTCTAAGATAGTTGATTCTCTTAAAGAGTCTGCTATTAAATATAATGCCAATAAGACTATCATTGATGAGATTAATGGTGATATAGAACGTATGGAAGCCGAACGTAAAGGATATGAGATAGACTTGAATATAGCGTATGAGAATATGGGTAATTACTCAGCTTTAAGAGATGAATATGATTGTCTTATCCGTGAAGCTGAAACTAATCTTCCTCATTTAGATAAAATCCAAGAGATTGACTTAGAAATGAGAGAATTAGAGAAGAAAGCTGATGAATCTAAAGCTAAACGTGACTTAATTAAGGAACTTAATGCTAAGATTCTTGAAGAATCAGCTGTAGCTGAACGATGTAAGGATAATTATAATGAGCTTATAGCCCAACGTGATGATATTGCTCATAATAAGATTCTTATTGATGAATATCATAAGGAGATGCAAGAGTATACTGATAACTATGAACGTATCGAAGCTATCAAGTATTATGTATCTCCGAATACTGGTATCCAGACTATATTCATTGGTGCTTATATGAATGATATCATGGTTAAAGCTAATGAATTGGCTTCATGTATCTTTGGTGGCGAATTCGTTATTCAGCCATTCGTTATTAATGAAACAGAGTTTAGAATTCCATGTCTAGGTAGTGGATTGATGAATGATGATATCTCATCTATGAGTACATCACAAATCTGTATGCTATCTATGATTATTAGTTTTGCTATCTTAGCTAATGCTAGTACTGATTATAATATCCTTAAACTAGATGAGATTGATGGTGGTTTAGACACCGAAAATCGTATTCAGTTTATTACCCTACTGGGGAATCTTATTTCGATGGTTGGGTGTGAACAATGCTTCCTAATCAGCCACAATATGGAGTATTCAGACAGGGTAAGTGTAATAGATATGACAGCTAGACCAGTTGAGGTGAAATAATAATGACGTCACTTATTAAACTGAAAGAATCTATAGAAGAATTCTTAGCTATGGTGCTAGTTATGCTAGCACCTATAGCTTGTATAGGATTGCTTCTTATATGGTTATTCTCACTTATAGGATTTTACAGTATAAGTGAGGCTATACAGTATATAACTTATGATATAATAGCTCCTGTATTTACTATAGTAAGTATGGTAGCATTAGCTATATGGGTTCCACAGCTTATATGGAATCTACTGTCATATTTATTTAAGGGGATTAAGAAAGTATGGAAAAAATAAAAACTTGTATTAAAAGAGAGGCAGTTATCTTGCTCTGTGGTTTAGTTATTACAGGGTTTGTATTGGCTCTATGTAGAATTCTTAAACATATATCATTAGAACTCTACGGGGAAGGATCTTTACAGTATGTATTTGGTGTTGAAGCTGAGACATTCTTATACATATTCTGTATGATGATGATATTTGCATTGACATTTGTAAATATATTAAGTCTAATTAGTGGAGCATTATTAGATATAATAAATAAGGAAGTTAAATAGGGAGAAGAATCATGTTAGTATCAATGATAGTCGCACATGACTTAAATAATGGTATAGGTAAAGATGGGAAATTATTATGGCATATACCAAAAGATTTAAAGCATTTTAGAAAGATGACTTTAGGGTGTACTGTAGTTATGGGGAGAAAAACGTATGAGTCTCTTCCTAACGCATTACCACATAGAGAAAACTGGATTCTTACTAGAGATGAATCTTATATACCTAAAACACGCTTTAATGATAAGGTCAGAGTCTTCCATTCTAAAGAAGAGTTATTAGCTGAAGCACATCGTCTTCTTAAAGCTAATATCTTTATTATAGGTGGTGGTGAAATCTATAATCTATTCTTAGAAGATGCTACAAATATTATCACTACAGTTGTAGATGAAGTATTTGATGCAGACACATTCTTCCCTAAACTTAAACATAATGAATGGGAGAGAGTAAGAACTGATACAGATTCTGAAACCGTAAATCGTAGATACTATAAGTTTAAGATTATTACTATGAAGCGAAAGGAGAAAAAATAATGGCATGTATAGATGATGAATTAGCCCAAGTTACATGTGAAGTCTTGGATGGTGTACCAAAATCTATTTCTAGACTTATACCAGGAATCAATCAATGGTATATTGAAGTAGATGGGTATATACTAACCTATGAGGAAAAAGAAAAGTACAAACTAAGCTTACATCATAACGGTAAATGTATATATGGTGATTATATTTACCAATGTCATGAGTTTAGAGGATTTGTACAAAAGTTATATGATGTGGTATTTACTAGTGGTAAAGTCGTAGCTGATACTAGTAATAACCAGTGGTTAATCAAAATCAAAACTTTATATAATCTTCTTAAAGCAAGATACGGGGTATTATAAAATGAAAAATGAAGAAATCGTAGCTAAACTTAGAGAATCACTTATTAATATTAGTAGTAGAATGGTGGAACCATTGGTCGCTAGTAAATACGAACACGTCTTTATATTAGATAAGGATATATCTGATTGTAATGAGTCAATCAAAATCGAAGTATCCGTTCAGTCTAATAAAAATATCCCACAAGCTATAATAAGAACTGAAACAAAAACAACTACGCCACCTAAAGGGTATAATAAGGAAATAACTATTGATACTACACCAATGATTATTAGTCTTATAGATGATGCTAGTTTCTCTGAAGTAGCTAAATACATTTCAGACTTAGCATACAATCTAAGCGATGTCATTAATGAGTATGCTAATATAGAAGCTCTAGCAGAATTAGAATCCAATATTCTAATGGTAAGTCGAGGATTATTTGATTATACTATCATCTTACCAGAAACTAATACATCTATCGACTATAGAGTACAAGAGCTTTCTGAGGATGATAATCTATATGAAGTATGGACCAGATTCAATGGTATGATTATGTATGCAAAATCTGCACATTCTATATCTGGAGCAGTATCTGTAATAAAAGATATTTACCCTAAAAATATATCTGAATGCTGGTGGAGATTAGATCTCATTTCTTTGATGACTAAGCTATTCAATGTTAAAGAACCAAAGATAATTGATAATAAGACTTATGTTGAATATATTGGCGAATTCAGTTTACCAACCAATAGAAAGATTGATTGTAATTGCTGGCTTAAAGTCACAAAAAGCAATATAAATGAACAGTCTAAGCTATATATCGAATCTAATACATTGACTCCGTATATTAGTATCAAAGTAGCTCTTGATGGGTTTGATAATATTGTCGGTTATGCTTATAATGCTATGAATAAGATAGCTGGCATTATTAGAATTCTGGATACTATGAAAATCGATGATGGTATGACATTGTATCAGCTATTAGCACGTGCATGTAAGCCTAGTGCTCATATTGAAATTACATGTCACAATAGTAATATGGTTCTTATCTCTTATTATGAAAATGGTAAGTATAATAATATTTGGGTATCATTCCCTAATCATAATAAACCTAATATTACTATTGGGAACAACTATGAGATTAGTGAAGCATGTGATAGCTTAGAAGAAGCTGTAATTAAAGTTATCACTGAAGCACGTGAAGCTAAATAACAGTTTCATACGAGGTGAGTAATATGGAAGAAACAAATATAGTTGAAAATACGTTAGCTGCTATCGAAGAGATAATCAATATCGAATTTGATATGTCTCCGGATGAAAGCTATGAACGAAAGTCTTACTATGGTGAGGGTACATTATTCGGTGCAGATATTGGTGTATCTGTGATATTCGAAGATGATAATATTAAACAGCTTATTATCGAATCTATACCAGGTGGTAATAGTTATGGTATTGGATATGTATCCGTAATTAAGGACGAGCATGAGACATCTGATTTATCTAGTTCTATCCCATTAGCTATCGATGGTATTATTAAGATGCGTAAGCTCTTAAGATATATCAGTGAAGAAGATAAGCAATTCATTCGTAATAACGAAGGCATTCTTACTATTATTGGTAAGACATATACTAATGAGTATAAACAGATTGTATCACAACTAAATACAATGGAATTATGCTTTGAATATATTCCATTGTGCATTTCTAGTTATGATGGTATCTTGTTAGAATATGCTTTTGATGTACGTACAACTAAAGACTATTCTATTGTAAAAGCTGGTCTTACTATAGACGAGGCTATCAAATACGTTAGAGAAAATAGCGGTAAGTAAAACAAAATGCAGGTACTGGAATTTCCAGTACCTGTATATTTTTTATTTCGTAAAACTGTTTTTTTTTAATTGTATACTATAATGGTAATATCATGGTTATATTTATTTAGTTTATAGAAAAGGAGAATATTATCATGTATTTACAAGAATTAAAAGAAGCTGGTGTTAAAGTTACTCATTGGTTTGACAACACGTATCATATGTCCAATAGCGTCACAAAACGTGGCGTTATTGATATTGATGATGCTGGTAAAATTGAATGTGTTTCATTCACTTACTTCTCCGATTATATCGGTAGGGTTGAAATCGTCAAATGGGTACCAGCTAATAATGCAGAAATTGAAGAGTATTTTAGTAAATATCTTGCATTAGTGGTAGCAATGGATCAAGACATTGAAAGTGATCCAAATAAGATTGAAGCAATGAAAGTATTGCTTAATCTTAATGGAGCTTTGTATATCGAAAACGATACTACGGTGTTTAAGTTTAAAAATTTGGGTACTATTGCACCGTTTGAAGACGGTGCTTGGTATGTTTGCATGAATAATGTGGATAATGTAATCTGCAAAACTTTGGCAGAAGCTGCTAAAGTAATGGCAGATTATAAAGCCAAATTAGAAGAAAAGCCGGTGCTTCTCAAAAATATCATTTAAAGAATAATACAGGATAGGACATTGTTCCTATCCTGTAAACTTTTCTTTTTTTTCTTATTAATAAGAATTATAGTTGTATAATATAATTATGACTTAATGGTTATTGTTTTTATAAAGGAGGAAATAACTATGGTTAAATTTGAAGACAGCCTGATTAGTAATAAACAAGCTGTCGAGAATATGGTTATAATAAGTATAACCGAATTTTTAAGGTGTCTACCAATAACACCACACTCTATAAAAGTATTAGAAATGGATGATATGTATAGACACAGTCACAATAAAGATTCAGTAAAAGCGTCACTATCAACTGCTAAATATTATAAAGATGGTAGTAGTGTATATGATGGCTCATTATATGTAGCTGAATTAGACACTGGGTTTAATTATCATATTACGGAGCAATATAATCATAGTCCTGCTATTACACTAGATTATTTTATTATCAGTGGTAAGAAAATTAAACCAAAGGATATTAAAAATGCTGATACGTTTATTCTAAAAAATACGATAGATAAATTAGTGTATTGGGCTATGGGCTTCTATAATAGCTACCAATATACTATATCTAGTATGATATTTGATTTGGCTTCTGATGTATTCAAGCATAAGATATATTTAGATTTGTACACTGAAAAAGGAGAATAACTATGACTTGGAATTATACTATTGCTGAAATGGAAGAAAACAAACCAAAAGATTTAGCTGAAGCTATTGTTGGTCTTTTGAACTGCTGTAACTATTTTACAGCAAGAAAGTATACTAATTTACGAATGGAAGATGAACAGTTGACAAAGTTCATGACGTTAAATACTATAACATTCCCAACTAAGAACTATGGGGATATTATAGTAAAATCTGTTAATCATTCTATTACTGATGGGTATGGTACATCATGTGATATTATCATAGGTGGACCAGACGGTAAACAATTCTCTGTAGACTATGATCCTATTAGTTGTAATAATAAATACTTTGCATTCAATTATATGGTATGTGATCCAGAAGACCCAGACTATACATCTATTAGCGAAGATGAATGTATAGCTAAGGATCTTCGATTGTTATGTGAAGCTATTATTGATGCTGTCAATACTAGTGCGACTAAACCAGGCGAAATGAATTTGTATATGCTACAATATGTATTAGATTTCTTAGATATGGTTGAACTTGGTGAGTTTGATATAGAAGAATTCATTGAGTGTAATGATAGCTATTATTATAGTGCACATACACGTGCTCACTATTATGATGAACCAGAACCTAGATACCATAGAAACGAATACAGTGAATTTGGTGAAGAATTCTGGGAAGCTGTAGATAATATGATGGAGAAATAGGAGGATATATAAATGGAACTAAAGAATCTAGTTATAGATAAAATACTAACTGGTGCAATGTTCGAACAAGATAAAGAGATTAAAAAGATCTCTAGAACTATAAATGGTGTATCTAAGATGAGAGATTATTGTATGAGACGTATCATCTTTAATGGTACATCATACCCTTGTGAGATATATTTAGATAAAGATCAAAATATCGAAGGTATTAGATTAAATATAGATCCAGAATATAGTGAGATTCTATATACTCATATACCTCCTGTAGGGATTACCATTATCGATACAGATAAAGTATCTTCTAACTTAGAAATTAAAGAGTACTTTGAAAGTATACTATTGAGGTTTGATATAGCGTCCAATATTAGATTCTCTGATAACGATAAGATAGCAGTACTCAATAGAATCCGTCTATTGTATGGTAATATTATAGTTACTAACTCTAAAGTAGAGATCAGATTTGATAAGTTTGATATAATTATCGAATTAGTTGACGATGGTTGGAAAGTTATTAGTCCTCATTTAGATGAGCCTGTAATAAAAGTAACTTTATTCTCTGCTGTAAATGCAATAGAAGACACTATATCCGATAGATGTACTCTATTACCTAATATCTTATAATACTAGAATACAGGATAGTACAATGTACTATCCTGTATATCTTTTCTTTTTTCTATGATACTGGTAATGTATTTATGTATATCGTAAAACTCGAATATTTTACTTGTATACTATAATGGTAATATGATGGTTATATTTATTTAAACAAGGAGGAAATCATCATGAAAAAACAACTTACAGCAGAACAATTAAACGGTATTAAAACAGCAATGGAAAGAATCAATGCTATTAATGATACTAAAACGTTCGAAGACGCTAAAAGTGGTGCCTTAGTAGCTAAAGACCATACACTTAAAACGTTAAAGCATCTAATTGATAGTAAAGACGTTAATGGGATCAATCATGTTTTGCTAAATCTGTATGATTTAACAGAACAAGATGTATCCGATTCTACAAAAATGATGGCTGTAATAAGAGAAATGGACAGTTATCAGTTAGAACTGATGGAAAAACATTTGGACATGTCTAAACCAAAAGTTGTAAATTTCTTTGAGTTTATTAAAGAGTTAACAGCTAAGTTTGAAGCCGAATTGGAAAAGGAGATTGCATAATATTTAGGCTAGGGGTATATTATCCCTAGCCTATATCTTTTTCTTTTTTCTATGATACTGGGGTATATCTAGTATATCGTAAATCTCTACTATTTCAGTTATATACTATAATGGTAATATGATGGTTATATTATTTTATATTTATTATTTCATAAGGAGGATATTACCATGTATATTAAAAAAGAGCGGTTTGAGACAAATGCGTATTTTAGTAGTGTAGCTGTTCCTACAACAAAGACTGAAGTAAAGTTGCTTCGGGAACTTAAGTATGGGTTGCTATCTGATAAAAATGAAATTTGTAACTGGCATCCAGAGTGGTTGGTAGAGGATACAGCTGTATCCTATGCCAATGCGTTAGGATATTCTAAGGTTGAATACAACGACCCTAATGATTATATGGATGCATTTGATAATTGTCGTATAACAGCAACACCATCCAATATCGAATGCTTAATTGCTGGCTATCGTCTGCTAGGTCGCCATAGAAAAGTTGCTCAGATCTTGAAAAAGATCAAAGCCTTGGGGATCCAAGACATGGTAACAAACATGGTACCTGGTCATCAATAAGAAATATAGGGTAGAGACATTGTCTCTACCCTAATCTTATTTTATTTTTTTAAACTGCAACTACCATAGGGAGCTTACCCATATGGAAATAGTTATCAACAATTACACTATCTGGAGTAAAGTCATAGAAGTCTTGTACACTACCATTAATAACCAATCTAGGTTCTTGTGTTGGTAGATTACCAGACTCATAACGTTTAATTTGTTCTTGTAAAGCTTCTATATGATTCTCATATATGTGCATATTATTTACAATATGTGTAAACTTACCAGGTTTAAGTTTACATACATGAGCTATCATATGAACTAGCATAGCGTATTGTGTTGTATTGAACGGGATTCCTAATCCCGTATCCCCCGACAAAGTGTTCTAGTATGGTCGTTAATCATACTACGTTCTCTTATGAACTGCTATATATTTCTATATAGATCAGACTATATCATGATCCGTCCCTGGTAGGACCCACAAACGTTTCCACCCACTTAGGTGTACTCTACTCACTCTACAGATATACTGCATGTTTTCGATAGTCGTTGAACACAAATCTATTATAGATTCTTCGTAAATGATTATCGTATACGTTCATATACGACGTCCCATTTTTAGTAAGGTTATTCGATGTATATTTCTATACAAAGGCGCCCGTTAACGCTGGAGGAGTATACAGTTTAATTTATCTTCTTGCACATCCCATAGTGTCTCATAAGCACATGGTTGTAGTGCCATATCTGGAAGATCTTCTATATTCCAGAGAGTAACTATCATACGTCTACTATCTGGATCAGTTTTAATAGTATTGATAAGATTGTCTAGTTGGTTATACTTAGCAATCTGATAACCATAGGCTTTACCAATAGTACCATCTTCTCTCATCCATTCATCCCATACATGACAACCCATCTTTTGTAACTCACGTACATCATTGGATTGCATTTGCCAGATCCATAATAGTTCTTTAAGAGCAGTCTTAGCTGCTACAAACTTAGATGATAATATAGGGAATTCTTTTTGTAAATCAAACTGCATGATTTGGTGTGGTAGCTTATATGTCGGAATACCTGTACGGTTATTGCTATATGTACCGTGGTCTAAGATATTCTTCACAATATTAATATATTGCTCATCTGCGGTTCTCATTTATATACCTCCTGTGGAATTAAAATATATTTATATTAGAGTGTGAACTCTATATTAAATTACAATGGTTATATATTTATTTAGTTAATTAATCAAGGAGGATATTAACCATGGCACTTTTACACGATTTAGAAAATTTAAGTGTGTTATCTTATGATGAAATTGTTGAAGGTATTAACAATTTCAAGCATACAATGAAAACATACTTAGATGAAACACAAGACATTGTAGACTTATTGCTTTTCTTAAGTGATAGTATTGGGATGAGTATCCCGGTATTTTCAGATGAAGAAAAAGTAAAAATGTTTACCTTGGGTTTTGCATATTCCACGGCGAATATCGCATTATCTATTTTGGCAAAAAACAGTGCTATCACATTTGAAGAGCATTGTAATCTTGCTGATTTGGTATTAGACTATCGCAGTGAGTTTGCAGAACTTGTTGCAACAAAAATTAGTGAAGCATTTGAACGCAAATGTGAAGAGAATAAGAATAAAGTAGCATAGTTTATAGGGGTGGTTTATCCACCCCTATACTTAATTATTTTTTTTTTGGTAATCAGGATTTGAGTTATATAATATAATTATGATACAGTGGTTATATTATTTAGAAAGGAGAAAGAATGAAACGAAAGTATAGTTTCGATAATTTTATGGATATACTTCCATTAATTATTGCAATACTAATAGTCACTGTTGTATGGGTTGTTTTAGACCTAGATGATGGTAGGCTATTCCATATGATAGCCTGTGTAACTATAGGCTTTTTAGTTAATATTTTCTTGGATTGGTGATAATATGAGCATTAAAGGCCTAGTTATTGTTTCTATTGTGAGTGTTTTAGTAGCACTCGTATGTGGTCTATTAGGGATAGATAGACTATATATGTGTATTATAAATGGTATATGTATGGGTATACTATTTGGTCTAGACATAGTGTAATTTATGTATGTAAAGAAAGGAAAATTATGGAAACGTTAGTTAATACTATTGAATGGTTTGTAAGTAGCCATTATATTATCATTGGAATTTTAGTAGTTGTCGGTATTATTACATATATCGAATCAGAGAAAGCAGGTAATAATAATGGATAAAATTCAGACAACTATAGCATGTATTATATCTGCAGCTGCAGGTACAGCTATTCTATACACCGACACTAATAATTCTTGGCTTGGCAGGGTTGTAATGTGTTATGTGCTAGTAATTATGTTTGCGTTCATTGGATATTACAGTAAATATACCGCAGAGATGCGTATTAATAGTGGTGCTGCACGTTTTATGGTGGAGCTAACTGATTATACAATCGAATCACTAGAAGAACTGATCCATAATGTTGAAATAGACGGATCTTTATCTGATTTAAAGCGTAAAGAGCAAGTAGCAGTATATCGTAATTGTATAGAGATGATCGAATTATATGACGAATTACCGCCAGTAAAAGCTATTGATGAGGCTATCAATAACTGTTGGTATATGGCAGTAGTATCTGCATTACTACTACTTGTAAATATAGCATGGATTAATGAAACGTTCTCTAGTATAAGTACATTAATATTAATGGTGATATATATTACCATATTAATAAGAAGTATTGTCATATTAAGAGGTAAAAATAATGGAAAAGGAAAAAAAGACATATGCAAGTAAAATCTTCATAGATGTCTTTTCATCTCAATTATTAACTGTGGTAGGGTCTAATATAGCTGTAGCTATTATGATCTTCTACGAAATCTATGCTCTGGCTTTTATTAATCTAGTAATAGCTGGATATATAGTTTCTCTTCAAAGTGGGACTATATCTAGTAATAAGTTTATTGCTGAGCACTTAGAAGAGGGTTTGGTAAAGTTTAATGAGCTTACTGGTGGCAAGGTTAAAACTAATCTTTTAAATAATACTAGTAAGCGTATAGCTATCGAAGAAGCATTAAGCAATGCTTGTAACGGTAGTGGTGAGGTATTTATAGTGACTCTACTTATTATCTTGGTGGATGCTATAACTTTAGTGTTTAAGTGGTCAGGAGCGTTCTAAATGTTAACGTTATTAATGTATGTGATCTTACCGTTGTTAATGGCTTTTACTTTCATGGGTGCATTATATCAAATAGTCAATAAGAACTATGGATATATCTTTGTCATGATTATATTAGCTGGTGTATTTCATTGGTGGATTACATACCATGGGGGTATTTAATTAGTCTGAGTATAGTCAATGACTATACTCAGGTTCTTTTATGATTATAATACGAGGTGACTTATGAATTACATAATGACTCTTATAGTATTTAATGCTATAATGACAGTCGGTGCTGATTGGGCTATAAACTATCAGCAAGATATATACAGAATATTATTTGTATATGTACCAGGGGTATTAGGCTCTATAGGGATAATCATCTATATGAATATTAAACTTAGAGCAGAAGAGATCCAAGAGTATATACAGAAAAGTAATAAAGCCAGAATAGACTATTCTATAATCATTAAAACCTTACAATCTTATGGTAAGTTTCTTATGGCTTTCTTATTAGCTGTATATATCTTATGGTTTATACAAATGATTGGTGTTAATATATTAGGGGTGGGGTATAATGGATAAACTAGCACAATTCTCAATATCAGGTAAGGGTACATTGGTAGGTATATTAACTATAATCTTGCTTAACTTATTAAATCTTAGTACGTTTGTGTCTTTTAGAGAGTACTATGCGTTTATATTCTTACCTGGTGCTGTGTTTATCATTCTACTAATGTATAACTATATCACTTATAATATATCTAAGCAATCAGTTAACGGTAATACACAGCAGGATATATTACGTAATAGAGACAAATCTAAACGTAATTGTTTACGCTTTGCTAGGGGACTTATGTCTTATGGTATGGCTATAGTATTATGGTATATCATAGCAATTATTGGATATATGATATCCAATCTACCACAGTTCTAAATAAAAGAATATCCCAGTATAGACATTGTCTATACTGGGTATATTTTATTTTTATCGTAAAAGTTAATATTTGTAGTTATATACTATAAACGTGTATGGTAGATACAGCTACTCGTAATAGCTGTATCTAAATATAACTATACACTTGTAGGATGTAGTCCTACAGGTCATAAGGAGGTGAATCCCTATGGCACAAAATGGTTGCGTAGGTAACTACGCTAATCAACTAGCAGAAAGATCTTCCAATTTAGATTGGCAGATTAATACTGCTAAGAGTCTTGTGGCCGATCGCTACGAGGGTATAAATAATGTACCCCGTAGCTTGGCCATCCAGGCTTACAGATTCCTACTATCAGTAGGGACTGAAATAGCTATATCTGAAGATCAATTATAGCTATTCATTATACATGGGTAAGGGAATCTACTTCTTACCCATGTATTATTTTTTATACTTATTTGTTATAGTTGTATATTTTCGTAAAACTTAGTATTTTCAGTTGTATACTATAATGGTAATATAATGGTTATATTATTTAGTATATTAGTTTAACGGGAGGATATTAACCATGAAAAAACAACGTAAACAAAAGAACTTAAACCTAGTACCATTCTTTGCTGTATTTGCTATTATAGGTATCGTATTAGCATACAACATAGTTGCATTATTAGGTATTGATTACTGGAATTGGCCAGTAGTCGATTATGCTGGTAATCCAGCATTGCTCGAGACTCTAGAAAACCTAGAGACACAAGCATTAGGACAAGTAGTATTATTTTATATACTACTTGGTATAGGCATGCCAGTTGTCGCAACAGCGGCGGTGGACCTATACTTTGGTCCAAAATAGTTTATATGGGATACAGGCTTAATACCTGTATCCCTTATCTTATTTTATTTTTTTTAGAATCCATCATCGAAAGATGCAGAACCACCGCTTCTAGCTTGAGATATTAATGGTGCTTCTTCGATCATACCATTAGTACCAATTACAACTAATGGGAAGTCCATATTAGTATTAGAGTTTCGTGCAGTACCAGTAGCAAAGTTAATACGCATAGCCTCTAATAAGAAGTCATCTGGTAAGCTTACATTTTCGATATATTGCTTAGTAGCTAAGTTCATCATCTTAAAATACTTAGCATCTGTACGTTTATCGTATACTACAACGATTTTAGTATTAGGGTTAGATTCCATAATCATACGATTTTGCTCTGGAGTAAACTCATCAGTCGGAGCCAATTGAGTTCTATCAGATGGAGGAATCAAATCAAAGCTTTGTGCACGTTGAGCGATAAAGGATGGGAAGTCCATACCTTGGATAGCTTGTGGTGGAACAAAACCAGTGGATTCCAATTGTTGTCTTGGAGCATCCAATAAGTTTTTGTATAGACCCATGATAGCAGCATTATCATCACCAGCATCGATCTTAAGATCTTTAACACGAGACAATTCCAATTTAGCTGCTGTAGTGATATTATCATTGATAGCTTTAATAGCACTTAGCTTAGTACTAGTAATGGTGGAGATTACACTAGCCATATCAGTCATATATTGGTATTTACCTTTAAGACGAGATGACATACGTAACTGATTAAATTCTGTCTTAAGTTCATCTTGTAATACACCTAACTGAGATACAGTTTCTCTGAGCATATCATTAGTTTCATCATACATCTCAGCGATAGGTATATTAGTGGTTAAGATAGCTGCTTTTTCTTGTACGTTAGATTCACCATCCTCACCATTCAAAGATTTAACCTTACGTGGACGTCCACGACGTTTAGTCGGAACAATAAGTTCCTTAGGTGGTGCTTCTAGAGATATACTATTATTATCTCGCATACCACCAAATAGTTTTTTCTTAGGGGGAGTCACTTCCACTCTAAGTTCTTTGTTATCCGCATCGGTTGCGGTAGTAAACATGCTTTCCATATTCTTAAGTCCTTTCTTTATGGGCTAATATTGATTTTTATATAGACGTTAACTTCGTAATAACTAACAGGAGGAAATATCTATGAAAAGCAACCTAATATACGACATCAATAAGAAATTTATTGTAACTATTCTAAAGAATATAAAATACAATCCTAATGATATTGTCTTTGAATTTAGAAACTTCTATCTTTCTATTGATGTAAATAAAGAAAGAGAACAAGCTTCTTTTGTAATAACTGATAAAGATGGTAAAGAGATTATATCGTTCTTTAAACACTATATGAAGTATACAGCATATAGTAACTGTATGCCAATAGATGACTTCTTAAGCGATCCTATTATTAATGAAGCATTAAAAGATTTTGTGTTTGATGGCGGTAAAGTTATCAAATATCTATATGGTGGAGAGCCTGGATATAGAATTATAACTAGAGAATTATACCTATTATTAAATGAACACGCTAAAGCCATAACCAAAGATAATTTCAGTTATATACTATAAAGGGGATACTGAGGTGGATATTATTTTATCAAACCCCCTACAGTGCTTCGGAAAAACATAATATCCGGCTACATATATGGAGACCCCCTATCTCCGAATGAGAATGTGTAGCCGGTAACTCCTTTCTGATATAAGATATATAACCATTAAAAAACAAGAACGTGATATATCCGAAGCCATTGATAATAGAGTAATCTCACTCCCTATATTACTCTCATCTAACAACCAAACCACCCCCACCTCAGTATCTTCTGAACTTCAGGTAGGCACATCCTTTCTGTGCCTACCACCCCCTTTTATTTTTTTGCGTATTTAGCCCTATTTCAATAAGAATAGTAAAAATTTACAAGCCTGACCACATATCTTTAATAGGAGGAAACTATCATGCTTCATATATATGACCAATATTTTGATGGGTCAGACTTAACGTTACTGAACTCATTCTATATAAAATCTAAGAAAGATAAAGCTGGGTGGACATCTCCATATGTAGTTATGGTTGCCAGAGATAACTCTACTGGTGAGAAAGTAAGATGTGAGATTGAAAATCCTGATTATATTTACTTTGTGGCTAAAGATCCACAATCAATAACTCATCATTATGACTATATTGAACGAGACAAAGTAATTCCTGTTCAATGTAGTAATGGAGAGCTTCTTAAGTCTATTGCCGAAAATACAGGAAACTTAGAGTACTTCCATAATAATATTCGTTCTAGAGACTTTAGTGCTAATACTAAGTTGCATACATGCAATACTGTATTCTTATCAGATATGGAACTATCTGATCATTATAGATTTTGGTTTAGTCGTAGATTCCCTAATGAAATTAAGTCTCCACCAACTAAAGCATATTTCGATATTGAGGTTGATATCTCGGAGATTGCTGGTGACTTCCCAGAACCAGGTGAGGCTCCAGTATCAGCTGTAACTTATATCTTTGGTAATAATATCTATACATACATTCTTAGAGATCCACGTAATGTATTAGTGGAGCAATTTGAAATAGAGTGCAGAAATGGTGGTTTATCTGGTGAGCTCTTTAGTCTTATTCGTTCTACCGTTGGTGGTAATGATAAAATCAAACATTTTGGTTTAGATAAGATGACATGGCATCCTTTATTTTTTGATGATGAAAAAGAATTGCTACATGCTTTATTTGATAAAGTGAATGAAGATAAACCTGATTTCATGTTAGCATGGAACATGGCGTTCGACTTGCCTTATATTATTGCTCGTATAGAAGATCAATTTGGCGAGAAAGCATCTGACTATATTTGTCATCCAGACTTCTATACTAAGGAATGCTATTACTATGTAGATGAACGTGCAGGTCAAGCATTAGCTGAACGTGGTGACTATGCACAAATATCTTCATATACAGTATACTTGGACCAAATGATTCAATTTGCTTCTAGACGTAAAGGGCAAGCAGCTTATCAATCTAATAAGTTAAATGATATAGGTCAACAAGTCGCTGGTGTAGCTAAGTTAGACTATCATCATATCACTAGAGATATTGGTGAGTTACCATTTAAAGACTTCAAGACATATATCTTCTATAACGTAGTTGACGTTATAGTTCAGGTATGTATTGAAAAGGAAACTGGTGATATTGATTACGTATACAATACTACAGTTGATACGAATACTAGATATGCTAAAGCCCATAGACAGACTGTATATCTTAATAACCAACGTGTTAAGATTTATTACGGTGAAGGGTTTGTTCATGGTAATAATATCAATAAGTTTAAAGAGAAACCTAAAGAAAAGTTCCCTGGTGCATTCGTAGCAGACCCTAATCTTATTGGTGATTTTGCTAAGATTAAGATTAATGGACAACCAGTGTTACTATTTGATAACTCTGTAGACTTTGACTTTAGTTCTCTATATCCTAGCATCATTCGTGAGTTTAATTTATCAGCACCAACACAAATTGGTATGATTAAATTTGCAAATGAAGAACTTAGTGGTGCTAAGTTTATTGAAGATATTGCCACTGATGACAATATCACATTCTGTCATAAATGGTTTAATCTTCCTAACGTAGAAGAGATGGTTGACTTTATTAGAAACAATACTCCACGTATTCAGACTAAGAAACCATTCATGGCTTATACTGATGGTATTTTAGGTGAAGTGGAACCTGATACATATACAACGATGAATATGTTTAGGTATTCTGATAATGAAGTTGAGTCCATGTTTATAGCTAAAGAACTAGGTAAAGGAGAACTCTAAAATGGCGAAAGAGTATAATGTAGACTATTATAATAATCTAATTAAGATGCTTAAGTGTGATAGCATCTTTAATAGTGAAAATGATAATGTGCTACTTGGTTTTGGTCCAGGTATGTCTTATATGCAGATTGTAGCACCACCTCAAAATAAACCTATTGAGGGTAATGCTAATATTAACTGCTTAGATTTTAAGAACTGTATGAAACAAGAGAACTTTACATTCTTACATGATAACTATGAGTTTGAGCGTAAAGCTATCTTGGATAAGTATTACAATATCTTAAATTATATGGATACTAAGAATCTTGAAGTCCAATACAATACAGAAAGATTCAATGATAAATTCCAATACTTCTTAGATGCTAAAGCTAGCGATGGTGCTATTAAGTTGGTTATTGAAACTAAGAAGAGAGACTATGTATGTATGATTTCTCGTGGTATCTTCCCTATCGTTAAGGGTGATAAGATGGAATTGTTCTTATATGATATTCCAACCACTTCTAAGTTTAAACTATTAGTGTTTAGGCTATTCAAACGAAATGGTTATATTATCGACCAAGTATTTAAATTATTATGCTAATATACATTTTTAGGCTATGGCTCTCTGGGTCATAGCCTTTAAATGCTGAAACATCCTACTAATATGATACTTTTTTAAGGAGGTAAATGATGGCTGATGAAATCAAAAAAGATACAGCCGAGCAACGTGACTTATCTAAATCAGTCACTGATATGCTCAAGGGTTTGTATCGAAGAGCTTATATGACTCAACCAGATGCTAAAGATGAATTAGATGCATCGGATGCAAATATATCTGATACTGTCGAACGTATCATCTCTGACTCTAGTTATAAAACTGGGCTAAATAATATCTCTACATTATATGCTAAACTATTACGTACTAATGGTAATGGTTCTACTAATAGTGGAGATATGTCTGAGATCTTTGGTGGGGATATGGATCTTAATGGGTCTTTATATAATGCATTCTTCAATAATAAGAATCTCAAAGACTATGATGCTGAAATCGATATGATCTGTAAGTATATGCCTAAGCTAGATGCAGCGTTAAGTACGTTATTAGATAACGTATTATCTGCTGACCATTTCGCCAAGGATTATATTACATTAGCAGAAACCAACTTCTCTATGGTGAGTGATCAAAAGACTATCGTTAATAACGTAGAGCTTATTAAGCACAAATATAATCTAGCCGAGAAGTTCCAAGATATTGCTTATAGAGCAATGAAGTATGGTGAGGAGTTTGTATATATTATCCCTTACTCTACTGCTATCTCTAGATTATATGGTAGCCAACAAACTACAAATGTAGTTAAAGAGTCTGTAGACTTTGATCAAAACTTTATTACTAATTTCCAAGATAGTGATCCTAAGAATAAGATCAATTTTAATGACTTTAAAATAAACTTATCTTACCATAATGGATTACTTAACGAGTCTATTGTGGCTAATATCAAGGCAACTGAGAGACTCAAAAGTATCCAGGAGCAAAGTTTTAACGAAGCCTATGTACCTGTACTGGAGGCTATGAGCGACACGCAGAAAGCCTCTTTACAGAAAGATACAAGTATCTCTAATGCACTTACACCTAAAGATGAATTAGATGTAAAAGACTTCTTTGAACCAACTCCAGATGGTATTACTGACCCTAATAAAGCTAAGAAGTATGGTAAAGAGATTAAAGCTGCTGGTGCTTTATTTAAAGTACTTAAACGTGAAAACGTTGTACCTATCTATATTGATGATATCTGTTTAGGATATTACTATATCGAAGGTTCTGCTAATAATTTCTTAGATAAAGATAGCACATACCCTATGTCTGGTATTACAGACCCTATGAATAGTATGGCTATGTCTAAGTCTCCAAGAGCAGCATTAAAGAACTCTGGTAATGTGAATGATAATATGCTACGTGGTATAGCAGCTAAGATCTCTGGTATGATTGATGCACAGTTCATTAAAATGAATAAAGACTTATCTAGAGAGATTTATGCTATTCTTAAGTATAATAACTTAACCATCAAAGGAGAGAACTCTATTAACGTTACGTTTATTTCTCCAGATGATTTAGTACATTGCTATTATGTCTTAGATCCTGATTCCCATCGTGGTGTGTCTTTACTAAATGATTCTATGATTCCAGCTAAGTTATATACTGGTATGTATATCTCTAATACATTAGCGACTATGTCTCGTGGTTATGATAGACGTGTATACTATGTAAAGAACTCTGGTGTAGATACTAATATATCCCAATTGCTTCTTCAGACTATGAAGCAAATCAAAATGACTAACTTTAACATTAGACGTTTTGAAAATATGAATAACGTATTGAATATCATTGGTCAGTTCAATGATTTCATTATTCCTACAAATGCTTCTGGTGAATCTCCTGTACAGTTCGAAATCATGCAAGGACAAAACATTGATCCTCAAACAGAACTTATGCAGAAGCTTGAAGATATGGCTGTAGATGCTACTACAGTACCTGTAGAAATTGTAAATGCTAGAAACTCCCTAGACTATGCAGTACAAGCATCTATGACATCTAGTAAATTCTTAAAGACTGTAATCAGTGACCAAATCATTACTAATGCATTCTTTAGTCGTATTATGACACAGTTGTATAGAGCTGAGTATGATGATGCTAAGGCTATTATCAATGTATCCTTACCACAACCATCTTACTTGAATACATCTAATACATCTACTATGATTAATAATATGAATGATATGGTTCAAGCTATTGCTGATTCTTATTCTGAAGACTTTACTGAAGAAATGAAACCATTATTCCTAGCCAATATCAAGAAAGAAATGCTACGTACATACATTGACCAAAACATGGTAGATAGAGTGGCTAAACAAACTAAACTACAATTAGCAGCTAAGAGCACTAATGACAATGACAATGATAGCTCTGGTGGTGGAGACTACTAAGAAACACAAAAAACCCCTATATAGGCATTGCCTATATAGGGAGTTTTGTTTACATATTAACCTGGGAAGTCAACAGTACCACCAGTATTACCAGTGCCGTTGCTAACAAGAGTTTTATGATATGCATTGAAAGTACCGCTGTAACGGAATTCGGATTCGTTCCAGATAGTGCCTTTACGTACCCAGTCAAGTAATTGTTGAGCACGTTCATTAATGTACCAGTTAGAGATAGGTACACAGTTGAATTCAACGGACAATTCTTTGAATTCGTATTGACCCTTTTCAGAGTTGTACAATTCAGAGAAGTCAGCATTAGTTGGTTGAGCTGCAACCAAGTAGTATGCTTTTTCGATATTACGCATTGTATTGTTAGTTACGATATACATGAATGTGAAACATTCGTTTTCGAAACCAGCATCCAATACGCCTTTGTCGATAAGACCGTTGTAGTGCTTAATACCTGTAGTAGGGTCTTTAATACCACGTAAGTACAATTCATGTACTTTAGTGATTACAGAACCAGCTTTTTCGAAGAAACGCATGGAGATCTGAGAAGCAGATGGAGTTGTAACTTTGTTAATTACGTTAATGGATTGGATACCATTTGTCAACTCTGCAGTTTCAGATTGCATGTTATCGAGACCACTCAAACCACGGAATTCATATTCCAAGATATGAACGTAAGTATCGATAAGTTTTTTGTAGCGAGTGCTACGGTCAGCCAACTCAGATAAGAATCGAGGAATATCCAATACGATAAGTAAGGAATAGCCAGATTCAAATTGGTTAAACTGTTGTAGATTAGCCCAGTCAGTAGTACCACGGAAAAGGGCATAACCAGTTAGGTCTTTGGTATCAGTTGTACCATCAAAGATGAAAGGAATTTCACCGTTTGTAAAAGCCATTGTTTAGTTCTCCTTTCCTTATACGTTTTCAGCAACTGGGACAGCGATAATACGGAAGATTTCGTATTGAACGAAGTCTTTGAATTTAACTTTGATAGAAGCGTATACAATTTTATTAGCAGCATAGATTGTATTTTGTTCCATAACCAATTCGATAGAAGCGAATTTGGATTTGAATTTCTCAATAATACGGTTAACGTCTGCTTTGTATTTTTCAAAGTCTTGACCAGTAATGAATTTGTAACGAGATTTAGGACATTGACGACGAATTTCTTTAATCAATTCTTGTACAGTAAGTACGTTGTTGATGAAAGATAATTGAGTGTAACGGTCCTGAGAAGTATATTCGGAAACTAATGTGAATACGTTATTGATATTCATACCATAGTTTACACGCATATCTTCCATTTTTGTTTGTTGGTCCAATGTAGGAGTAACTTTAGGAATGAAAGATACAGTTTTGTCGATAACGTTAGGAACGATCCAGCTGTTAGCTTCACCAGCACATACTAAGTTACGACCATTACCGAAGTGCATACAAATCAAACGAGCAATATCGTAACCGATAGTTACAGTGATTTGTTTGTTTGTGTAAGGGTCATAGATGTCATAGGATTGGCAATAGTCAGCCACAAAGCGAGAACGGTTAGCATCGATACCACCGATCATATCTTTCTTAGATTTGATTGCCAATAATGTATTCATACCAATACCGTAGTCACGGAAGAAGAATACGTCTTGACGGAATTTACACAATTCTACGATAGCAGTTTTAACTGGTAATGCATAGTTAGCATCAACTACAACGTCGATTGGAGTATTATCAGTATTGAAGATATCATCAGAGAATGTACCGTCGAAAGCTTTCTTCATTTCTTCATCGTAAGGAATGCGGTAAGCTTTGTTTAGTTTACGAGCATCTTCTGCACCTAATTTTTCTCTATAAGCTAGAGGATAACGACCCCATTTACCGTTGTCGCCACCTTTAAGGAAGTGACCTTCGGAAACGTTTAAGTAAGTAGTTGTTTGACCGGCTTCGTTTTTATCATTGATATGAATTTTTGCAAATTCTTGACCACGATAATCACGACCATTCAAAATGTCAGAAGTTTTCAATACGTTTTCGTCAATACCAGACATTTTAGCTACAGCTTGGAAGAATAAGTTAGTTTGTTCTTCGTAAGCATGTACTTTAATTTGTGCAGCAGAACGTTTGGATACAGAGTCGATGTACAAGTTGTAGCCACGTTCTAATTCATCAGGGTTCAAGGAGAAGATCATGCTTTCTAAAGCAACGTCGTTCTCATAAACGTCTAATTTATAACGAGCAGATTCAGCTGTACGGGACAAAGTATCATCAAGAGATACACGAATACGTTTGTTAGAAACACCACGACCATTGTCAGTTACTACGAATAACAAGTAGTCATGCATACGTGTACCAGCAGCAATAGCTTCACCAGTGAACTTTTCAGCTACTGTAACAGCATTGCCTTTCTTTTTCAATACATAATCAGCTAATTTCTTAATATCGTTACCGATCTTTTCTTTTAACAAAGTTTCAGAATCGATAGATTCGATAGAGTAGCTAATAGCACATGTATTGATGATAGCTTTTTGAACTCGAGGATCAGTATCAACAGCAGCAGGATCAGTGATAGGTGTTTCGAAACCATCAGCTTCACCTAATTGCATGATTTCTTCTTTGATGTATCGAGGACGATCAGCTTCATTTTCATACAACGCAACGTCAGAAGTTAACCAGTATTCTTCGTCTTTGATTTCTTTCAAAACACGAACACCGTTTTCTTCAACTTCTTCACGAAGAATATTGAAGTTTTCATCATGACGGAAGCGGAATAATTGTTGCTTATCTTCTTTAAGATGAGCAACTACTGCAAAGTTAGCTAATGTGGAATCAGGATGCACGACACGTTTTGCATACAAGATACCGCCATTGTTGATAACGTTAGCAGCTTGAAGTAAAGGTTGGCCATGGCGTTGGAAAGAGATCTCGCCATATTGCTCGAAGAACTTATTACCTTGGATATGGATATAGTCTTCTGTACCCTTATCAGAAGTGAAAGCCGAAAAGACCACTGGTCTTGTCGTATTGTCAGATATCTGCAGGGAAGGAATATCGGACTGATCTTCTAGAATGATTGTAGTACCAATCATATGTGTTCCTCCTTTAAAATACAAATTTTACAGGTTAGTCATATTATAATATTACTAAACTTTTACATCTATGTTGGATATAAGCCTTATAGGGTGTATTACCCCATAAGAATTTTTTCCATTGGGGAGTCAACTTGGTTATCATTAATGATAGCATTGACTACGGCATCATCCCAGTTTTCTGATGTAATAGATGTAAATGGAGAAATATACTTAGGTACCATCTTAACAGAAATAGATTTGTAGTTATTCATATTAGGATCTTTGGCTAGACGGAATGGAATAGTTTCATCTTTAGCTGATCTACATACTTGGGATATAATCACCCCAAACATTTGAGCAGAGATACCAAACGAGTTACCATTGTATTTGATACTATCCATTAGGAAAGTATGTAATTGGTCATATGGGATTGTATTAGGGATATTACCTGTAATCAAGAAGATCTTAAACATATTTTCTACGTTAATGATATCCTCTGGGGATTTAGTATTTAGAATTACAATATCGCCCTTATGGAAACGTAATATACGATAGTCTTTAGGGATAGGTGTCTTCTTATCGATTACATAATCCTTAACTTTATCTACCTGATTAGGCATACAGGATATTACCATAGGGAAGTAAAACATCTTTAATCCTAATTCAGATTTACCATTCTTATCGAATAATTCATAATTGAATAAGCCTAGTGTATTTACATACTCACCAGCAAATTCAGCATATTTCATATTACCATCAGATCTAAAGTAATCTTCTGGGATATAGAATACTAACTCTCCATCACCATTAAAGATAAGAGAGTCGCCTTCTTTAGTTAAAAACTTAGGTATTGCCATTATATATATACCTCCTTCTTAATGAGTTGTTCGGGTATAGCACTTTTACAGGGTTTCGTAAATCGGTTTTTTTTT